GTTGAATGATCGTTTCGTCTTTTACCATGATGTTAACTTTACCAAGAAGTTATTCTCGCAGCCACTTGCTATACTTTTTGGGGTTACTTTAAAGTTGATGTCACTGTATTACTTGTTCTTCTGTGATTTTTCCCTTTTTAGTGATTCTTTTTCTTTTGCCGTACGTATACCAAAGTTGCTGTATATGTTGGTGGTTAAGGTTGTTGTCTTAGCCGAAAAAGCAGTGATGGACATTAGGGTTCCAGATTATGGAAATTCGCCGTTGGAGAAATTGCCACCTTTACAACCTGATAATGTCATGGGCTCTTCGATACATGAACATGATGGGGAGAATTTTCTTTTCTTGCAGTTACTTAACATTCTTTGGTTCATATCCATTCCGTTGTACTTCTTATTGATGCATTACATGTTTAAGAGGGTACACATTTATACCAAGATAATCAATGGTATGAAGGTCTATTTTTATCGGACTGACTATGAAAACATAGATTGTTACAATAAACCGACGTTGAGTTCAGATACACCTTTAAAATTTCACAAAAGAGGTTTTATTGAGCAACATGACCCTTCTAGGAGAACAGAAAAGGACAAGAACTTGTACCCTTTGCTTGGTAATATTAATGGTTTCACACCGAATAATACATCTGGTACTGATGAATTCACGGAAACAGCCATTAACCTCAGGTGGGTTGAGTGTGGTCCATCGGAAGCTCTTTCCGTATCTTCTTGGAAGAACTTGCACACATGGTATGAAAAATTGCTCAATAGTTTTAAAAGACCAGAAGCTCTGGATGAGATAACTATACCCATGTTTCAGGAATGGATCTCTCGATACACTGGTTTAAAATTGAAGATGCTGCTCAAAGGTGTTGAACACTTGAACATTGTTAACAATGACACTCTCAGTCATGCTGGTTGGTCAGCATTTATAAAGAGAGAGAAATTGTATAAAACAATGGATGGTGAAATCAAACCCAGAGGTATCGTTCATGCTAATCCGGTCTACAATGTGTTTTTTGGCCCTTGGTTCTATAATATGTACAAGAAGATCAAAGAGTTGATTACTTTAAACAACTTACCCATTACAATTGCTTCAGGTATAAATAGGAGTAAGTTATCTTCGATCGTTTCCGACTTGTATAACAATAAAGGATTTGACCATATATACGAAAATGATTTCACCCAGTTTGAAAAGACCCACACACTAGGTGCATACATACTTGAAGGGATTTTTTACAAGTTCCTGGGTATGCCCTCTTATTTGGTTGATAATTACATTCGTTTGCACGGGAAAACCAAGGCAAAAACCTCCAAATACTCGGCTTTTGACATAGACTTCGCTCGATTCTCA